CTTAAGTGCAAGAGTCTTAAGGACATCCGCACTGTAGCCACCTTGAAGACCCCCGAACTCGCTGACGTAAAGGTAACCATTAAGCATCTTGACGACAGCCCACGCAGTCTCATCCTTACCACGACCAGACGGGTCAATGGACAACACAGAACCTTGGTAATCTACGTGGTCACCCACAGTTCTAAATGGTCGATAGAAGCGATCCCCCGTGAAGCCCACGTTAGGAATCGAAGAGTCCCAGATAAGGTCAGGGGCTTGTGCCCAAACTAACTTCTCAGGAGCCTTGTCCCTATCGATGTCCATGACAAGAAGGTCGTTGATCTTTAACGGGTAGCGATCAAGGTCAGACAGCTTAGGGTCAAGCATGAACTGCATGGCAAACCCTGTGCGACCATAGGACACCTCACGTTCCGCTAGGTCTAGCTCAGAGAATCGTAGGGGTTCACTAGGCATCCCCTCACGTGCATCATCAACACACGCAGGACTTACGTTGCTTTTGTAGGACTTCTCGTTCTTGGCAACAGTGATGATCTTAGATGTCCAGATCCTACAAGAGTAGTCCCGTTCGATCAGTTTGTTGTAGATGGAATCCTCACATTGAGGTGTCCCAAGAAATAGGATACGTGATGAATCAAGGGGCTTAAGGATAGCCTCGAACTCTCTTACCTGTTCACTTAGCTTGTCCCTCAGGGATTGCGTTGCTGAGTTATTAGGAACCTCCACGTCGTCAGCTACAATAATATCCGCACGGGAACCTGTAAGCTGCGAGGTGATACCAAGGGACTTTACGGAGGGAGCGTGGGAGGCTGGTGCAGGACCAACATCAAAGGAGATCTTGGAGAACCGCTGTTTATCTGAGGGTTTAAGGTGTTCCAACAAGGGCATCTCATGGATCAACCTAAGGGTGAACGTAGAGAAGTCATCGGCACGGTTCTTACTTGCAGACACCACAAGGATGTTCTTGGAGGGGTCAAGAAGTAACTGGTGGACAACGTAGGCAGAACAGATCCAAGACTTACCAACACCACGGAATCCCTGTAGCACAGCCCGTTTAGGACCGTGTTGCATCCAGTCGGCTATCTCATATTGGATAGGTGTTGGATCAGGGAGCTTTAGGTGCTTCCAGCAAAGATAAAGGAAGTTTCTAAAGTCTTTAAGTTGGTGTGGAACTTGATGCATAACGTAGGTAAATATAACTATTCTCCGACACAACGATCAACATCCTCGTCGCGAAACGGAAGGAGATTTACGAGTTCACCCAGAGGTGAGCTTTTGGTTACAGTGGCATAAATACCATTGTCCTTAAGCATTTGTCGAGCAGCATTAAGCATCGCAGGTGATGACTCACCGCTTTTAATTTGTTGGATAAACTCGTCGATCAACAGATCTTGGAGCCCCTCCATTTTCAAGGCACGATTGAAGTTTGGTTCGTTGTCCATAATAGATTTATTTATTTATTTCGATTTCGTAACTCTTTTGTTATCTTAATAATCATATAGACTAAAGTAGATAAACCAACAAGTATTGCTATTCCAGTGTTCACTTGTTCAAGAGTTAAGTTTGCAAGAAGTCCAAGAAGACCTATTACGGATGGAGAAGTCGTGTTGTCGTTCATAATACTACGCGATCTTCCAGAGTTTAAGGGAGCTATAGCGTTCGTTACGTCCTGCAAGGTTCACAGGAACACCTAGACCGTTAGTAGCTTGAGCGGTAACACTGTATGTTCGAAGGTCGATAATCGTTTCTGTCCCAAGGGTAAACACGGAGGAACCAGTGCTAACTCCTACCGAAGCGTCCGTAGAGGCACTATAGGCGTTTTGACCGTTCGAAAGAATACCTGCGGTTGCGGGGGATACCTTGTAAATAAGACTAAAGAATGCGTTAGTTCTGTAAGCAGGGGTAACATACTCAGCAACATATTCACCTGCTGGAAGAGTTACTTGGTAAGTCCCAGCGTTCAACGAAGCACCAGAAATCTGATTAACAATCGTAGTGTTCAACGCACGGATGTTTTGGGTAACAGCGACAGCAGAACCACCAGCGGTATTCGTAGCAAACTCTTCGACAACGTGAAGTAACTGCTGGGAGAACGGGTTGTTATTTGGAGGAAGCGTAAGGGTTTTACTTGAGAGATCCAAGGTAGCCGCAAGCTTTTCAGCCGTTACGTTGGCATCAAGGATCTTTGCGGTAGTCACAGCGTCACTAGCGATCTTTACAGCCGTTACAGCATTAGAGGCTAACTTAGCGTTAGTAACAGCACCTGCGTTAATATGCTCATCAAGGATAGCGTTATCAGCAATCTTTGTTGCATTGACAGAATCAATAGCTAGTTTTTCAGCCGTGACTGCACTGTTGTTGATGTCAGCAGTAAAGATAATGGATCTATTGGCACTGTCTCCTGCATCTTGGGAAACCTCTTGGGCTGCAAACAGGGAGTGCCTGTAGGCTGTGTTAAGGGCATCCTCGGACAACACAGCACCGCTTGTAAAGTCGATCAACGGAAGCACCGTGGTTGACCTGTAGATCCTTATCTTGTCATACGTTGAAGGAGCCGTGGTGAACGTAAGGGTCTTTGTTGAGGTGTTTACTGTTGCGATAGTGGACGTAAGATCCGTTTTAGCTTCACCGATATATCCAATAACTTTAACATCACCAGAAGTAAGAGCGTCAAAGCCGTAGATAAAGGTTGTTCCAGCAAGCCCAGTATCAGTTTCAAAGAATGAGAGTTCGTAAGTAGTAGCCATTTTTGTTTGTTAGTTTTAATAAGGAAGAGAGAGAGAGGTTATTGTTGATTGTCGAATTTACCTAAGCGGTAGTCACGTTGCATCTGGGTAAGTTCTTTGGACTTCTGGTAAAGCTCAGGGAACTCCTCAAAGACTTCTTGTTGTGCCCTGTTGCGATACGCCTTAACCATGCGGTTAATTGCTGTAATCCTTGGTGAGTTTGTCCCAAGGGTATCTTGAAGGTTGTCCTTAGGAATCGACTTGTATTCGGATGACTTCATCATCTTTGCAAGGGATTGTCTTAAGGTTGACCCATTGATTTCGATGGTTCCCGAAAGCTCAAGAAGGCGATCATACGCCTGTTGTCCGTTTTTGTTGGTAAACTCTCTCATGTCGAGATCAGCGATACCGTTAAGTTTCGAAGGAGGCATTGTGAACCCGTGTTTCAACGAGCTAAGTTCCTTGTCCACAAGGTCGTTCTTGATGCTAGAAACATACACAGGACTGACAGCACTGAGGAGTCCAAGAGGGTTATCTCTGTAGATAGGCTCACCAAGGAAGCTTCGTTGTGGTGGTAAATTTTCACTCAACACAGGAGTCCTTCTCATAACAGCATCAGCAATCGAACGGCTTTCTCTAAGGATGATTTTAGATTCTGTGTCTTGTAGCTTGTTGATTGTATTTGGCATAATACCACCAGCGATATCTTGGAACAACTTAGGACCATAGGTCTCAGGGTCACGTGCTACGTTCATAAGGTTGTTAAGACCTCGAAGGTAACTCTTGTCCGTAAGGTTGTAGGTCATAGCAACAAGGAAAGCTGACATACCGTTTTCTGCATCGCTGTCGCTTTTAGGAGCGTTTACTTTGTTGAACTCAGCGAAATCAGCCAGGATTCCTAAAGGAGTAGCAATAGGATCTAAGCGGTTGTAGCTGACATACTTGTCACCGATCTTAATTGAGTAAGGCTGCACACCAGCGGCTTTAAGGGCTGCTCTTTCCTCTTTGTTTTGAGGACCTGCACCAGTGATGGCTCCCTCGTTGTTCGAGATGTAATACATAACTCCAGCAGTAAACGCAGACGCAGTAGCCATACGACCAACCATATCAGCCTTTACTTCAGCAGATCCTTCTACATACATCTTGCGATACTTAGCACTTGTGGCTAACAAGATGGAATCCTTAGCGACACCCATAGGTGTTCTTGAAAGACCAAACTTAAGGACGTTCGTAGGTGTCTTAATGAACGGAACAACAAACTTAAGAACAGGGTATGCTTCAAGAATATCCATAACACTTTTAGTAAACGCATCACCAGTTTCGTTAGTGAACGTGGACTTAAGACTATACTGATACGCAGCTTCACCTAGGACACCCTTGGTTTTATCAAAAGGATTCTTTTCGTATTCTCTAGCAAGAGCTTGGCTAAACTCTGGCATATCAGCGGTAAGACCTTGTTGTTTAAGTTTATTAACATACGCACGAGCAAGGTTCTTTTCGTTATACATCTTACCACCTTCGAGAACCATACCGCTAAGTTTATCCTCAACATACTGAGTCAACTCCTTACCACTCAGGTATCCCTTTTGTAACCCTTCGGCGTAGAACTCAGTGCGAAGATACTGACGATAAGTTATCTGTTTAATGAACTCGTCGCCACCAACAAGTAACGTAGAGTTTACCCGTGCAGCTTTACCGAACCATTTCAAAGTTCTTCCAAAGCCTGAATCAGGATCAACACCAAACGCTTCAGGAGAAATAGCTCCACCTTGAATACGTCCTTCAAATTGTGTATCACCTTTAGCAATATTTCCCATGGAGACATCGCTTGACTTAAGGGTGCTGTCGTTATTCTTCATAGCCAACACAGTAGCTTCCATTGCTTCTTGGAAACCTTGGAAAGTCGTAAGGGCATTAAAGTGTGCCTTAACACGCCCAAAGTCTCCTACAAGAGTGTTACCTACGATTGCCTCAGTATTCTTAAGGATCATCACACTTAAACCACCTAACGAAGCAACAACGTGTGTAGCAGGGGAGAACAAGTTATTAAGCCAGAACTCGTAGGTAGCATTGAACAACTTACGACCCATGGAGGTATTTTGAACGTAAGATACCATGGACATACGCTTTTCAATATCGTCGATACTGTTAGCTAGTGAAAGGGTTTGCTTAAGTTCTTTTACAGTCCCAGAACCTAGACGCTGTTTAGCGAACTCTAGGAGATCCTCATGGCTACGCACTTGGTCTGCTGTCATCTGTTCTTTACCTGCATCTACAAGTTTATTTTTAAGATCGGTTACCTTTGCCTTAAGTTGATCGACGGATCTTAAAGGTTCTTTAGGACGTAGGTCTTTGTTAGCTTTTGCAGTTGCTGCTTCTTTACGAAGTTGCTGCGGAGTCATGTTAGACACACGCTCTAATTCATTAAGAGTCTTTTGAAGCTCAACACGATCAGACTTTGTTCCTTCGTAGAATTTAATCTTAGCCTCTAGATCCCGCTCCTCAATAGTTTTCTGAGGTATGCTTGTAGGATCTACAGGTGTCTTAACCGCAGGATCTTCAAGAGTAGAAGCTCTAAGTTCGTCAAGTTTTTGCTGAAGAGTTTCAATACGTGTAGTGTATTCTACTTCAACATCATCCGCTGTCTTAACCGTTGTAGATGGTTCTGCTGCTGCTTTACCTTTACTTTTACTTTTACCTTTGCTGGTTGTTTTTGCTGGTGCTGTTTTTAACGGAGCATCAGGGTTAATTTGTTCAAGGTTTTTAAGATCGGCTTCAAGAACTGTATCAAAGTTATTTAAAACACGTTTTGCAGGTTTTTTAGCATCCCCCATGTTTCCACCGCTAAGACCTTGTTTACGTGCAAGCATCGTTTGAGATGCACCTGTTCCGATAGCTGAGTAAGCTGACAACGATCTTTCAAAACGACCAAGCTCGTCAAACATAAGCTCTTCAGCTTTCTTCAACTCAAAACCAGT